TTGCAAAGGCGCCACGAGCTTGGCCACCATAGCCGCCGCCCGCTGTTCCACCAGAGCAGACAGCCCCTCTTGCGACCACGGGTCAAATCCCTCCGCCGTGGTTGGATCTTGCGTAGCTTGTTCCTGGATAGCCTTGGCCGCATCACTATTAGCAAAGACCGCCCGTTGTCGTTGGAACTCGGCGCGCTCCGCCTCCAACGACCTGCGCAGCTCCGCTAGCTCTTGAGTCTTGCGAGTAAATGCCGCCCGCATGTTTCCCATCAATCGCCGTCCATCCTCGGGAATCCTGGCCAGGATATCGGCATAAGCAGGCAAACCAGAATGTTCCTCATTCAGAAGGGGATCATCAATCTCCGCCCCGAAGAGCTGGCCAATATCATCCACGGGCTGCGCATCATCCACGGGCTGCGCATCATCCACGGGCTGCGCATCATCCACGGGCTGCGCATCGTCCATCGTTGTTGGTTCCATGTTTGCTCCTTTAGTTTTGCTTTACATGCGAGCCATGAAAAGCGCGTCTACATCATCACCGCCAGGCTGCGCAGCAGGCGCCTGGTCTTCCATCGATTCGTTTTCCTGCTCTTCAATCTCTTCTTCCAACCACCGCCGGAACTGTTTGTCGGTCGCAGCCTTGCGAATCTTGCCAGCCAGATAGGTCAAATCCTGGTCGGTCTTGATGGTATCCAAATCGCAAGCCATCTCAGCATCCAACACGCTATCGTCCACCGCGTCGTTTACCGCGTCGACGATATACAGCAGCTTGCGCATAAGGTCTTCTCCCAAGGCGCCATCGGCCACCAGCTCGCCACTCACCTTGGCCGCTGCGCTATCCATATCGAAATGCGGCAGCATCGCCTCAACAGCACTGGCCAGGCGCTTGGCGCCCACCTCAGAGAAATCGCCAACCAGTTTTTGCGCATCCATGAATTGCTTTTCCACCATGCCAGCTCGGTCGATAGCTTCACTGACCATTTCTTCGCTCTGTACCGGGGTCATCATCACGCACCTCTCTTGTCGTATTTGCCAGCCAGAATCTCACGAGCAGGCATCACCTCAGATACCGCCCGCGCCATATCACCACCAAACTGCGCAGCCGTAGTCTTCAGCCGATGCGCTAGTTTTTCATCCCGCTCTTTCTCCTCGAGCTGTTTCGCCGTGTTGGTTTCCCACCAGTCTTTAGGCATATCTTCCAACGGAATAAGACCGCGACTGCGCACAATACGGTCACGCTCCATACTGTTGTGATAGCGCGCACCCAGACCACGGTCATGGAATCCATTGACTCCCCACTTTCCGGTTTGATCTCCCCAACGACCAGGCGTCTTGGACGGCAGCGACATTTGTTTGCGCAGCTCGCCACCGTCACACCGGGGACAGGGAATCGAACCAGGCGCCTCATCCATGGAAAACAGATCTTCAGCCTGCGCACCGCAGGCGCAGGCGTACTCATAGAGCGGCATGGTTACACCTCTTGTTGGAGCTGCATGGCCAGTTGTTCCGCAGCGGTAAGATTCGTTGGAGTAGGCGCCACGGACTGAGGCGCAGACCGAATCGAACCCTCACCCGCTGGCAGATCCGGTGCATCGAAATCCCCCGGCAAATCAAACTCTCTCACGATATACCTGCGCACCGCATCGAGAGGGACGCCAACGGCTTGCAGCGCAGGAAGCAGAGCCAGCACCTGTTGCCTCTTAAGACTGGAAGAAAGAGGCGTGGAAGCCTGGTCGAGCGCAGCGTATCTAAAGCGCCCGTCAAGATCCGCAGGCTGCACCACACGGGGAGAATCCCCCACAGCTACCACCGCCCGCTCACCTTCCTCGGCCAGAAGATGCACCATGCGCACGTAGATGGACGCCACCATTTCCAACGCCTCATCCCGCTCCCTCGCAAGTTTACCGATCTCACTAGCAGAATACTGGGCCAGCGCGGTGACCTCGGTCGCGGTTGCCTTGGTTGCCTCACCTTTAACAAACGGAGCCAAGAGCGATGCGCGCTGAAGATCCCCGTCAATCTGCGCCAGGTATCGGTCATAATCAACAGACAGAGAAGGTTTTGGCACAGCAGACAGCAGAGCAGACAACGGGTCTGTACTCTCGGTTTCAGCTATTGCGCCATCAATCCCCGACGTCAGCTTGGCCATTTCCTCGGCATTGAATGCATCCTTTCGAACCAGGAACTGTCGACTATCCCTGCGCACCGCGTTGGCCATGAACGACCGAAACACGTTCTTTTCTACGAACTGGTCATAAACACGGGACAACGTGGAATAACCTTCCAAGGGTCTATCGGGTTTGGTTGCATAGTAGAGCGGTGCGATGGTTGGCATTGGCCGCCCGTCATAGTCCACCAACGGGATCTCGATCCTTTTCAATAGCTTCTCACCATCGGCCAGGTCTGGCGACCAGGCGAGGAATCTGTTGTTTTCCAAATCCCACAGCTCAACCACGTTCACATATAGATGCGAGGATGGAACCTCGGCACCCACACGAGGCGCCTGGCCAGATGGAGAACCGCCCGCCGGATTGAAGTAAAACGATTTGGCCACGGGTTTGAAATCCCGTGCACCATACAGGCGCCGCGCCTCACCAATAGGCAGGTAAAAGGTATGCCCTATGTAGCGAGCATCCGACCATCGCTCGGCATCCAGGTCCACGATGCATTCCCAGGGAGGGACAGCGCGAAGAGCCACGCGGTTGATTAAGTCGTCACTTTCCTGCGCAGCCAGTTTGAGACCAGCCCAGGGATAAATGAGCGCCAGTCGGGTAGCACGTTCCAGCTCGGTGCGTTGACGATGCAACCAGGCATTGACCACCGCAGACGTAATCTGCGCATCACCCGTGGCCGAGCTGTCATGGCCAACCACCATCGCAGGCGCACGGGTAAACAGCGCCGCCACATACGCCTCCACATAGGAGTAAGCGTCCGAGGTTTCGACCCGAATAGAATGCTCCCCAAACAGATCCCCTTTGTGGCGGCGCCAAAACTCGCAGTCATACAGCGCACGCAGGCGCCGCATCAATCCCCGGTCACGATCCCAACGCTGGTTATGCTCTGCCAAGGCCGCACGAATCAAAGCGATATCGTCAGACACTGTCATAGGTTCCCCTTAGTTGTACCGACGAAGGCCAACGCCAGCTCGGCTCTTGAGCCTGTCGGCCCTGGTTTTGAGAATCAGTCTATCAACCTCATTGCGCCGCCGTACAGACAAACCACGGGAGGCGAGCACGGCCAACGCCAGAGATACCGCGCCATCGCAGTGACCCGCCGAGGTACGTGGCAGCACCACCCGGCCAACTTCATCCACGGCCACCATGCGCAGGTCGGTGAGTGTAGCCGAATCCACCTCCACAATCGCCCCGGTCTCGATAGCCTGGCGAAGACCAGACCAAAGAAGCGCACGGCTACGCGTGGACGTGACGGGAGGTTTTCCCTCTTCTGTAAACAGGCGCACCCCGGCACCTGTATATCCAGATCGTATCGCCTCAAAATACCCGTGGCCGTGGTTGTTGTACTCGATAGCCAGCCGCGCGCCATACCGCAGCACCGTATCGGACACCATCGCCAACGCCTCGTCAAAGGTATGGGAGGAGCTGCGCCACGTGGCCACCACCCGACCCGCCGTCACATCCAACACCGTCAACGAGCTGTCATCTAGACCGACACCGCCAGACGGGTCGAACCCGGCCACATATACATGACCAGGCTGCGCATCCACCAACAGACACCGACCCGACGGCGAACCCTCATGCACCGCCAGCAGACCCAACACCGCGTCGCTGAAATAGGCGCCCGCCGCTTGCGAGTAGGCATCCGACACCGTCAACGGATATTCCCGACGAAACAGCACATCCCCGATCTTGGACACCTTGGCCAGCCTCCACAACATTTGGCCACGTGTCAGATTGTTGGAGACCCGGTATTGTTCATCGTCATCCGATAGCGCCTGGCCATCGTCAGGACAGCTGTACTCAGGCACATCCCGCCACGGGAAGAAGAGCACCCGCCAAGATGCCTCCCCCCGCTCGGTCTTTTGGATCGCCATATGGAGCGCATCGCCCCAATGGTTCGCCGTAGACTCAGCCACGACCTGGCCACCAGGCGCCAACGATCCCTCGGTAGTCGCCAGCAGCTCGGCGCCGTTTGGAGCAAACGCAAACTCAGATAGCCAGATGCCTTGCGCAGTAAACGACCGGGTACCCCCATCATCCTGCGCACCCATCGCCAGCACCTCGGCGCCGCTGTCTTCCAACTCCATCGCCGTGGAGCTGGACACAGATAGCGGCCTGCGCAGCTCCACCGGGAGCGCGTCATAAAAGCCGCGCACCATGCGCAGCAGATGTTTGCTGGACTTTTGTTTGTAGCTGAGAATGACCAGGGTGACAGGGTCGGGCGACGTAAACCAGACCCAAAAGAACCAATAGGCCACCAATGTGGAGGCGCCGATTTGTCGGGGCTTTAGAACCAACACATCTTCCCCGGACTCCAACGCCTCGAGCAAAACTGTTTGCTGCGCATTGAGATTGAACGGCACCATGCGCCCGGTCTTGCTGCGCACCTGGAGTCTTGGAGCCAGGCGCCGCACAGGTAGCCAGCGCCGCCAGCTCACAGATCCCCCAGCAACCGCAGCACCGACGCAGGCGGAGACCCAGGCTGCGCAGGCTGCGCACCCCCCGCATCCGCCGCGCCTTCTTTGTGGTGGTACTGCAACCGCGCCCGTTCCAGTTTGCCCAGCTCCACAACCAGATCCAAAACCCAATCAGGAATAGCGCCCGCTTCCAATGGAGCTTCAGCCGCCAGGATTAAACTATAGGTCAACGCCTCATAATCTCGAGCCTTTACCGCGCTCTTGACTTGTGGCCAGCACTTCCGTTCGCTCATCGGTCTTCCCTGTCTTGTGTAGTGTCTTGGACATTATATCGGAAACACCGACAAAAG